CCTTTCTTTTTCTCCAGCCCTCCGGCCCCGTGCCGATTTGCTCAAGTATCCGGATATCCTCTTTCACATCATGGGGCCTGTAACTCTCAGATCGGAGATCACTCGTATTCCGGTCCAGATCCAACTCTATCCAGGCCCATTTGGGGTACTGTTTGTCATAGTCGAGTTTTCTGAAGGGAACGGGGTATATCCTGATCCATGAGCCGTCTTCCCTGAATCCGGCGGTGCATACCAATTCATCGTATTTCGCGGAGAGGGAAGGGTAGGTCTTAACCGCAATCAGAACCTTAGTTAATGCCATTGAGGAGATTTGTTAGTTTGTAGTCCCGGTCTTGGAGCGCCATCAAGGCTTTGGCTACTCTGGAACGGTGGCACTGCCTGGGATCCGCCTCGAAGCAGGTCAATGCGATGCGCCCATTTTCCCGGATGATCTCCCGGACCTGCAGGAGATACCCCCAATTACTCTTAAGGGTAGTGGCCTCGTAACGTTCAAACAGACGGTCATAGTCGGCCTGGGTCTTAAGTTCCTGCCGCTCTTCGGATTCGATTCCGAGCTGGGGAACGTGCACATACTTAATACCAACCCCTTCGCACGCCATTTTGAGTGTTCCCTTGGTAAAGCCGTATTTCTGGCTGTATGCGTTCTTCCTGACGTCGCAAAGGACACGGACGTCATTGATAAGCAGTTTATTGATGTACTTTTCAAGGGAAAGCCCCTCATAACCGATGGTGAACAGGGCCGGTTCGTCAAAATGCCTTTCCTGGGCATGAACCCTCGAAAGCTCCTCCTGGGAGAGAAGGTTCTTGGCCAGGACGCTTCTTATGGCATAGAAAGGATACTTGATGTACGTTTGTTTGATGAGCTCATCCTGGGGAAGGGAACCGTATTGGGCCAGGAGCATATCAATGATTGCCGAGTCCATCAAGGTAAGGCCGGAGGCCTCGCCGGGCATACTTTTGAGCACGATCTCGCTGCCTCCGGACTTTTCAATGATCTGAAGGAACCCTTGGCCGGCCATCGTATGAAGATCCTGACTCGCCTGGAAAGAATAGCAGCCATACTTGTACGGCACGAAGTCGAAGGCCTTCTTTTCCTGACTTCGCGTCATCAGGAAGAGAAGCTTCTGGAACCTCTTTGCCGTCAGATTCCCATCAAAACGGTCCAGAAGGTTCAAGATCAATTTCCTTCGGTAGTACATCATTCGGCAGCATTTTACCTTATGCAAAGATAGGGGTTTTCTCAAATATAATCTAAAAAAAGTTTTGCGGAATAAAAATAATTGGCTACTTTTGCAATGCGTTCTACATACACCAAGTCTGACGGGGCAACCGGAATCAGGGAGTACCATCAGATGACAGGCGGAAATTGATTTGCTCAGGCCCGTTGTATCCGTAAGGTGCAACTGCATTGCCCCAGGGGTATGTGGAACGCAGGACCTGGGCTTTTTTATTTACATTAGTTATGCGTTCCACTAATGAAACCAAAGTCCCTTCCGTGAAGGGCGTCAGGGCGGCGAAGAATGCCGTCTGCGAGATTCTCCAAGGCACCGAGATGATGCAGCAGCTGCTGAACGTCTTCGCCGCCGCTGCTTCCGACAACGACATCCCCGTTGACAACCAGTCTTTCCTGGCGTGCGCCGGCATGATGCGGGAGGTGAACCGGCTGATGAACGCCCAGAAGGCCGGGCTGGAGCACATCCTTTCCAACCTGAAGGTGGACTCCGCCGTCCGCCGGTCCATGAACGAGATGCGCGCCCACCGTGGCGCCGGCACCGTGAACGTAGCATAGGGAGGGCGCCATGGATAAAGTACCCGTCACCCCCGAATCCCTGGGCATGTGCCCCGAACTCATCGACGCGATCGCCCATGTCCAGGCCGCCCACGCCGCCCTCTGCCGCCTTCCGGAGACCCTCTCCAAGCGGGACCTCCTGGCGGATTTCGGCGATGAAGTGAACAACAGTCTCTCCGACCTCGGCGACATGCGCCAAACCCTCCTCCGGATGATGGCCGACATCGCCGCCTGCACCTGGCAGTAATCCAAGGAAAAACGCTATCTTTGCAGTGAGATGCTTACGGATGAACTCAAATACGAGATAGGGGATGCCCTCAAGTCGCAGGCGACGAATTTGTTGTCGGCGCAAAGCGCCCTGGCGTCTTCTACTTTCACCCAGCGGACCGGCACGCTTACCCAGTCCCTGCAAGGTTCCCCCACCGTTTCCGGTCTTTCCGTCCAGCTGGATTATCCGAAGTACATCCGTTTCCTGGATATGAAGAAATCCAGGACCGGAAAGAAAAAGAAGGTCTATGCCCCTATCTACAACCGGCAGGTTTACGGATTCCTGGTGTTGGATATCCGCCGCAGGCTGAACGCCATAATTCCGAAGGGGCTTGTGAAAACCATTCAAGACACGTTCAAGGAGGTTAATAAATGAGCAGATTCACAGAAGTCACCCATGATATATTCACCACTTGGTGGGTGGTTCTACCGATGGCCCTGGTTGCCATCGTAGGAATTGCCCTCACGGTATTCTGGTGGATTGCCATGGCACCGTTTTTCGGTATCTTATGCCTTGTGGGTACAATCCTCTGCCTTATGGCTCTTTTCGGGCTGGCCTACATTATATTCACTCCAAGATACTGAGTGCACTCATTTCTATCTTCGAAACATAGCGGAAGGACAGAGCAAAATCTGTCCTTTTTTTATTTCCTTACCCTGCCGACCTTTGTGAAAAAGGTATGGCCAATGGGTAAACTTGAAAATGAAATAGTCAGGTTCATCGCGGAAATCGACCTGGACCCGCAGATGGCGGCCAAATTCACGGAAGGCCTGAAAGAGGCGGAGGGGCGTTGTTCGTCCCTCAGAAACGAAATCTCTGCCACGAAGCAGAAGCTGGAGATGCTCCGCGCACAGGGTAAGGGCGGTTCCGGCGAAGCAGAAAAGCTGGATGGGAAGATCCGCCGGCTCGTTGAAGACCTGAAGGAAGCAACCAAGAAAGCGGACCAGTTTTCTTCGGCATTGTCCATCAACCAGATGTCCTTCAACCAGCTGACCCAGCACGCAAAACAACTGAGGAATGCCATCAACAATACTCATAAGGAGGCTAATCCGAAGGTCTGGAAAAAATACAACAAGGAACTGCAGTTGACTTTGAAGCGGATGCGTGAGCTCCAGAGCGGAGCCATGACTACCGGGCAGAAATTGCTCGCAGGATTCCGGAAAGGCCTTCCGGCGATTACGGCGGCAGGGGCTGCCATCGCCGTTGTCAGGGGTATTGTCAAAGGATTGAAGGCCGCATTCAAGACAGCAATCGATGCTACCCAGGTCTGGGGCGATAAGTTTCAGGAGATCACGAAAGCGGTAAAAGCCGGATGGACCCAGTTCATCCGGGATCTGACATTGGGGCATGGCATTCAGATTAAGAATATCAAGGAAGCTGCAGCCACGGCGAAGGCTGCCCAGAAGATTCGGGATGAGAACTTCGAGCGGGAGAATTCCTACCGCATCCAGGAGGTCAAGATGCGCAAGGAAATCAACCAGCTGGAGACGGAAGCTTATGACAAATCCAAGTCTGCCTCCGAGCGCCTCAAGGCACTTGAGAAGGCTGTCGAGAAAGAGAAGCAGCTTGCCGATATGCGGAAGGAGAATGCCAAGCGCATGAGGGATGCTGCCCTCATGGAGTTGGAGTCTTCCACCAAACTGACCGAGCAGGAGATAGAAAGTTTCGTCGAGAACTATCAGTTGGACCAAGAGAAGATCGATGCGGCAGGGGAGTATAACGACCTTATCAAAGAACGCGACAAACTGGTGTCCTACATTGAGGATCACGAGGCTTCCACCAACAAGAAAACCGTTGCCAAGGTGAAGGAGTCAAGGGAGCGCTTGGAAGAGTTGAACGCCGAGATCCGGAAGGTCCCGGAAAACATCGCCCAAATCGGAAGCGTGCTTGCCCAGTACAATTGGGGGAATGACGAGCAGTTCAAAAACTACGTGGAAGCGACTGTGTCCATGCTCCAGGCGGACGCTGATTCCGAGGCCGCAGAAAAGGATTCGGCCCGAAAGAAAGCCCAGTTGCAGCAGCAGATGTACAATGAGGCGCTCACGGCCGCGAACACCCAGTATACCCTCCAGCTGAACGCCTTGAAGATTTCTTTGCAAAAGCAGGAAATCACGCAGGAAGAGTACAACGAACGCTCCTTCAAATTGGAGATCAAGGCATTGGAGCGGCGCCAGGGCGTTGTGCTCAAATACTCCAAGGATATCGCCGGCCTTGAAGGCGAGGCCGCGTCCATCGCTTCCCAGATTCTTGATAAGCAGCTGTCGCATATCTCCCAGGAAACGGCAGCGCTGGACAAAGGGTTCCGCATAGCGCAGAACGCCCTGAAAACAGCCCTTCTTGACGGGGAAATCTCCCAGGAAGAGTATAACCGCCGGAATACGGAACTGGAAGGGAAACTGCTTGAGGACAAAAAGGAACTCAACGAGAAGTACGGGCAGGATGTCTCCGCCATCGAAGGGCAGATTCTTGACCACCGTCTTTCCATCGAGGAACAGGCGACCGAACTCTTGGAAACGGCGTTCAATAAGCAGCTGCTTTCCCTGAAGGAGAAATATGCGAAGGGGGAGATTTCACAGGAGGAATATAATGCCCGGACTCGCTCAGCAGAACTCGCCCACCTTGAACAGTTGAAGGCCATCCGGATACAGTATGGTCATGATATCACGGATATCGATGCGCAGATTCTGGAAAAGAGGACCGCCCTCCAGCAGCAGTTCCGGCAGCTGATGGTGGAAACGGAGCGTAGTATTTCGGAAGACTTGAAGCAGAAAGGGGTCCAGCAGGTCGCTGTCATTCAGGCCGTTCTCCAGCGGATCAAGGATTCCGTCACTGGGTCGGAACTCACCGAAGAGGATATCAGGCAGGCCAACATCAAGATTACGAAGTTAAAGAAACTCATCGATTCTTCCCTGAAGGACAATGTATCTACGGAGTCGCGGGTCTCCGCATCTGAAAGAGAATTCGGTGTAGAGTTGGCCAATCTGGATGAAATGCACGACCTGCAGCTGATTAGTGAGCAGGAATACCTTGCCCGGAGAAAGCAGTTGCACGAGGAGCATTCAAAGGAGATCATCGGCATCCGTCTCGCGGAGGCGGAAAGGATTTCCCAGGTCTCCGTTGACTTCATGACGGAAGCGGCAAGTGCCGTTTCTGCCTTGCAGGAGGCTTCTCTGGCTCAGATTGACGCGCAAATGAAAGCGGAACTCGCGGCCGCCGGCGATAATGCCGAGGAGCGCGAGCGCATCGAGGCGGAGTATGAGGCGAAGAAACTGGAGACCCAGAAGAAATACGCCGACGTGGACATGGCCATCAACATCGCCAAGACCATTGCCGCCGGCGCCCTTGCCGCGATTCAGTCCTTCGCCCAGCTGGGGCCGATTGCCGGCGCCGTCATGGCCGCCGTCATCGGCGTCACCACCGCCTCCGAAGTGGCCACGATCGTTGCGCAGCGCAATGCCATCAAGAACGCCAGCGCGTCATCCACTTCCGGAACCGTCAGCACCACCGGCTCCGTCGGTTTCTCGGAGGGCGGGTATACCGGGGACGGCGGCCGCCTGCAGGTGGCGGGTGTCGTGCACCGGGGTGAGTACGTCGTGGCCGCACCGGAATTGCGCGACCCTTATGTCGCCCGCCAGATTGCCGGCATCGAGCGGATGCGCCTGGCAAGAACCGGCGGGAAGTCCCGGTACCAGGGCTTTGCCGACGGCGGCTACACAATCCAGGGCCAGCAGCCGGGCAATACGGGAAATGAGATCCTGGAAGACATCTACAGCCTCCTGACGGCCATCGCCGGGAATCCGATTCCGGCCTATGTGGTCCTGTCTGACCTGGAAACCAAGTATGATGAAAGCAACCGGTTCAAATCCGTCACATCCTTAAGAAAAAGCAGCCGATGAAACTGAGAACCCAGAACGGGGAGATAGCCCTTCCGAAGGACTACCACTTCGAAATCCAGACCAACCATCCTTTCTTTTCGGATGACGGCAGCGCGTCCACGCCCGCCGCCATCCCGGGGACGCCGGAGAACCGGGAACTGCTCGGGTTCCCGGAGAATTTCAACCGCGCCAAGCGGTTCATGCGCCATGTTGATGCGGTCCTATCCCATGGCATTTTCTTCAAGCGGTGCAAGATGGTCATCGACAGCGCTTCCCGCACCGGTGGCATCACGGCCTCGCTTGCCTTGGAAGAATCCGAGATGTACGCCAATATCCAGGACAAACAGCTGAAGCAGCTGTTCACTCCCGGTTGGGTTCCTTTCTCCGGCGGTATCCAGGCGGGCCTGAACGGTTTCTACACGAACCCGAACTACAACTCCGCCGGGCTGGTGTTCTTCCCTGTGGCCGCAGATGCCGTGGATGCGCAGAACGCCGATCCCACGGGCTCCAAGCGCATCCCTTCCATCGTCCTGAACAAAGTGTCTTCCGGAAATGTCCGCGTGAACGCCCCGGCCATCGACAGGGGTGACAAAGGCACCGTAACCCCGCCGGCGTACTATGGAATCATGCCCTTCATCCGCCTGCACTCGATGCTGGGCAAGATGTTCGGCGCCTGCGGCTATACGGTGGAAGAGAATGTTTTCAAGGATGATCCTTTCCTGTATTCCATCGTGGTCCTGCACAACACGGCGGACACCATGTGTGACTGCATCCGCACGGGCAAGTATAACAACAGTACCGGAGTGGGGGCCTTTCTCATCCATTTCGAGGACCTCGTTCCGTCGATGACCGTCGGGGAAGTCATTTCCTGGATCCGTGATAAGTTCGGCGCTTTCGTCACGGTGAAGGGGGATAAGGTCCGGATCCGTACCGTGTCCGGCATCATGGCGGATTATACCGATCCGGACGTGGACTTGACCCCTTATCTGCGGGATGACCCCGTGGTGTCGCATCCGGATCCGCTGATGCTCCGTCTGGGCTGCCAGCATGGCATCGAGTCCTCGGAGCCTGCCGCCGAGACTTTGGAAGCCCTTCGCGCCGGTTTCCCCCAGCTGGTGGAATGCGCGTCGGTCCTTCAGGCGCAGGGGACCGGGCTTTTCCATGTGGCCCCGCTGGGGAAGTACTACTTCCGGAATGTAGGAAATGGGGAACTCGCGCTTGTGGGCACCGACGGGATGGATTATTACCGCGAGATGGGTTGCGAGACCGAGGAGCGGATGACCGATGACCAATTCGTCCCGATGGTCCTGCATGATGGTGAATACATGCCCTACATCGGGGAGACGGTCCGCCGCCATATCGACATTGATGACAAATCCCCGGATGCGGAGCAGCCCCTGATGGTCTGCTACATCTACACGGACGGGAACCGGAACTGGGGAACCCTGTACGCCAGGAAGTACGACGGGTCCGATGACGTGCTTTACGACCTGCCTCCGCTCACTCCGGAGGGGCTGATGGAATCCCTGTTCATACCCTACCGTAACATGTTGCTTTCAGGGGCGCCGACCATCACGGCCAAGCTGGATATCCCGTTGCATGTGATTGCTTCGTCGGATCTTTGGACTCCCAAGCTCTTCCAGGGTGCGAAGGTCCTCATCAAGAGCCTGAAATATTCCCTTTCTGAGGCCGGGGTGTCCACATGTGAGGCCGTGCTGCAGCAACTGCCGGAATATACCGACATGCCGGAGGTCCAGGATCCGCAGTTCGGTTCAGACCTGGTATGGGAATATGTGAACACCCGCCAGCTTTTCCCCTACGGCGATACGAAAAACGGCCGGCAGTTCCTGGAAGATGACGGGCTGACGGACTACAATACGCCCGCAGATGCCCCTGAGTATGCGCCCCAATACCCCGGCATCAAGGAAAAGGTGCGGAAGCGCTGGTGGAAATACACGCGCTATGAGTACTCCAGCAGCGGCTGGTTCCTATGGCACCATTCCTCACAGAGCTCGTGGACGGGAAGCGAAGAATACGAAGAGTATTTCATCTCCAAAAACAGGCAGCAATCATGACAGGTCAGTCACAAATAGCAGCACACGGGCTGGATGACGGATCCCTTCAGAACGGGCGGACTACCATCCTCTCCGAGCATACGGAAAACTATGCGCAAATGTCGGCGGGCGGCGCGAAGGACGCGCTCCTGCTCGACCGCCCGGACCTGGCCACTCTCCTGCAAGGCATCGACACGTCCGGGATGGGAACCGGACAGGACGTCGTCAACGCGGTCAATGCCCTGATTCTGGATTCCGGGAGCAGCGCCGACCCTGTGGTCGTGGCCGATGGCGTCGAGCACGGCCGTTTGTATCTCGACGAGCTGGGCGACCTGGCTTTCGAGGCCTCGTCCAGCATCCGGATCACCATCTCCATCTTCGGGCATACCGTCCTGGACAACATCTACCAGCCCGGCTTCGACGGGATGGTCCATTTGGACCTGCGGGACCTGGTGCGTTCCCATTCCGGCATCTATCTTCCCTCCGCCTTCCCGGAATACACCGTCGAGGGAATCTACCAGGAGGAGGACGCTTCCTTCAGGATGTCCGTCACGGTGGAAGTTTCCGGAACGGCAAGGCACTATGCGCTGGACGTCCACGCTTTTGAGTCCGGCGCCGGGGAGCGCATGACGGATATCGACGAAATGAGCGTTCCGTCCGACTATCTGCTGCCGCTGTCGGTGTATCTGGACACGGAGGAGCAGAACGAGCTCATCACGGCTTACATAGAGACTGGTGACGGCGAAACCGAACTCAATGCGGGTTATCTGTTTGCGTACTTCGCGCCCGGTGACGCCTACCTCTTCGCCCAGGACGTCCCGGTCAACGAGGTACCGTACAGGATGGGGAAGCCGTTCCGGATCCGGATCGAGTCCGATCGCGGCAGTGTCCTCACCCCCGTGTTCACGGTGGCGAACGGCCATTTCGAGCAGTACCTGTTCCTGAACAAATATGGCCACTATGACAACGTCGCCATGCCCGGTGCACTCGTTTACTCTCCGGAGTACGAGATGGAGAATGCGCACCGGACATATACGGTGGAGATGGTGAAGGCCTCGAAAAACAACCTCTGGACGCAGACTACCGGTCCGCTTTCCCGCAAGACGCTGGTGGCCCTTTCCGAACTGCTTCTTTCCCCGCTCATCTATCACTATGTGCCCGGGAAGTCTCTCCGGCGCATCGTCATCGAGAGCCCGGCGCTGAGCGTGTCTTCGCGCCTGAACGTCAATTCCGCGTCCTTTTCGTGGCGCTATGTCGATAAAACCTTGTAAACGAACATAATCATGACAAACACGCACGCAGTCGATGAGTGTTTCCTCGGCACGGAGAAGAAATACCGCCTGGAGATAGAGGCGGAGGGTTTCGAAATGGCACGGCACGACTTCGAGGTCATACTGAAGCGGGGCGGGCGCACCCTGTCCTTTCCCAAGTCCGCCCTCGGCAGGGACGGGGACGGCGGCTGGCTTCTCACGTTCGACACGCGGGCCCTCGGGCCGGGGCTGGTGACGGCCACGGTGACGGCACACGTGCCGGACCAGGCGTTCCCTGACGGGATCAGGGACGAGGTGAAGTCCTTCCCCCTGCTAATCATCAAAGTCGCATGAACGGGGGAGAGAACGGTTTCGTCCGGGTGGAACTCCGGGCTATCGGCGGGGTCTCTGTGGGCGTCTCGCCTGTCGGGGGCGCCCGCATGGGGCTCTCCCCGTCAGGGGGAATCGAAGCGAGGCTCGTCCTGGTCCTCGCGCCGGACACGTCCGAAGTTCCGGCCGGGGCGCTCTGCACAGTGGACGGCCTTCCGCTCGTGACCGCCGACGGTTATTATCTCATCGTACAATTCAACTGAAGCATATATGACAAATTTCTATCTTGAACAGACCGGGCAGCAGGCGCAGGACGCGCTGAACGCCGTCTTGCGGAAGACCGGGTGCATCCGGGTCGTGACGGGGGCCGACGGGGAGTCGGACGTCGTGGCCGGTTTCGCCACGGAGGCCGATTATCTCGCCTGGGCGGCGCTGTCTGAGGCCGACAGGTGGGGAGATGCTGGCGCGGCCTTCATCCTCACCTGGGACACGCTCCCTTCCCAGCGGAGGGACGAATATTCCGTTTCCCTCAGCCTCCGGGAGATCCCGGCGGCGCTGCACCCGTCGGCCGAGGTCACCATCGGCGTTCGGGCCGAATCCTATGTCATCCGGACGTCCGGCGCGAGGGAGGACATCCAGGAGACCCTGAGGGTCGTGGTACAGACACGCGCCACGGAGTCCGCCGCGTGGCGGGAACGGGGATCCTTCACAATTCCGGCCAACGCTGCCGGGTATGCGGACGTTTCCCTCGCGCCCTGGCTCGCGAACGGGACCAACTACGTCCGCGTCAGGGCGGAGGGCGAGTACTCCGAGTCCGTCTGGCAGTCGTTCACCCTGAACATCGTTTCGCTGGCCCTGATCCCGAACACCGCCTTTGAGGTTCCTTTCACCGGCAACAGCCTGTCGCTGAATTACCTTGTCGGCGGCGCCATCGCCAAGGCGATCCAGTTCGAGTTCGGTACCGGCACCGGTTCCGCTTTCGTCAGGCAGTTCTCGTACCTGGACAGCGACCCCGGCTGCTCCCGCAATGTCGGGACTGCCATAAACATGTCCACGGGAATCACCTACACGTTCGACGATGCAGCGATGATGGAGACCCTGATGGCCGACGGCGTCCACACCGTCCGCGCCAGGCTCTACGTCTCCGAGACGGTCAGGACCGATTGGGTGGAGTCGCAGTACATGGTTTCCAACGGGCAGGCTGCGGGCCCGTGCGTCATCGTGAACAATATCCGGCCGGTCCTTGACAACTGGACGGATGTCGTGTTCTTCAACTACGCCGCCGACACCGCCGGGCGGAACGAGATGGCCGTTGTTTTCCGTCTTGTGGATTCCGCCGATTCGACCGTGGAATATGCCCGCTGGTCGCAGGTGGCGAAGCCCAACATGCAGTATGCCCTCTCCACGCAGCTGGGCCTTGAACTGTCAGGCTCCGTCGATACCGTCTACGCCTACATACACATCGAGGACGGTAGTGGTAACGCCATCGCCGAACCGGTGTTCTTCTCCATTAACAATGAGGTGTCCAACAACCCGACTGCAGGGGCCGACTTCATCCTCTCGCCAGCGTCCCGCTCCAACACCGAGGCGGGGCCGAAGACCATCATCAATGCGGCCACAGGCACCGTGGTCCCTTCCACATGGACGGGATTCGGCCTCACCTCGGACGGATGGATGGAAGTGCTGAAAGACCTGGATGACGCTTCGAAGGGAACCGTCCGCGCCCTCCGCATTCCTGCCGGCAGAAGGCTCACCTGGGAGTATGACCCGCTCGCAAGCTTCCGCAGCGGCAACTCCACCGGCCGGAGCATGACCCTTGAGATGGATATCCGCACCGACAACATCCTCGATGAGGACGAGCCGATACTGGAGATATGCACCGAGCATCCCGTCGATGGCGACGCCTGGGGCATCCGCCTGCTTCCGAAGGAGATCTATTTCCTGACGCAGAACAGGCGCGTCCGCGACGACCAGAACGCCACCTGGGCCGAAGGGAAGCGCATTCACATCGCCGTGAACATCGTCTATGGTGTGCAGGGCCTGAACTGGGTGCGCATCTTCATCGACGGCAACATCCAGCGCGTGTTCAACTACCTTGTGTCCGACATCTTCGCAGGGGGAGCGGTCGGTTTCTCCGTCGGCGCGGATTCCTCCGATATCGACATCTTCGGTGTGCGCTGCTACCAGAAGGCCCTGTCCATCGACGAGGTGATGCAGGACCGCAAGGCGGCTTTCTCAACCGTGGCCGAGAAGGTTTCCTTCGCCTCCCGGAATAACATCCTCGGCGACGGCGGCGCCATCGACTTCGTGAAGGCGAAAGAACTGTACAATGTCATCGGCCTAACCGGGCACCTGGCGAAGTACGGGGACTCAGACAAAGGCAAGACCAAGCATAACAAACTCTACGTGTCGAAGCCCAACGAGCCCGAGAAGGCCGGTACCTACACCGAGATCGAGAACTCCGGCCAGGGAACGACGGCCATGACCTACAACGACTGGAACCAGCAGCAGAAGGCCACCGATTCCACGACGTTCATCGACGACGCCACCGAGACCGAAACGGCCGTCTCCGACATATACGTGGCGTCGAATGAATACCGGTCGAAGAAAGCCTGCGGCAAGATCAACTTCGCCTCCAGCATGCAAGGGCACAAGATGGGCCTGACGCGCATCTATACCGAGCTGTTCAAGCAGCTCGTTTCCTCCGGCGTGATGTCCCGGCCCGGGCAGTTCGCCACCTATCCGGACGCCCGTCTCTCAGTTTTCGAGGAGCCGTACCTGTTCTTCCACCGCGAGACCGAGAATGACCCTTGGGTGTTCAAGTACCTGATGACCTGGGGCGCGGGAAAGGGCGACAAGCCCACCTTCGGCTTCAACAAGAGCACGACTCCGCACATGCTGATGGTCGAGGGGGCGGACAATGACCGCGAGTTGGCCAACTTCAAGATTCCGTGGAATGACGATATCGCCTACGACCCGGACAAAGAGGCGTGGATGTACAATGGCGCGAAGCACATCAACTTCGGATTCGGCAAGACGACCACCGACGAAACGGGAGAATATCCGTCCGACGAGACGGCCATCAACGCGATGAAGGCTTTCTTCAACTTCGTCTATCTGCATCATCGTAGCGTGACCTATTACAACGGCACGCTTTCCCAGCTACGTGCTGATGCCAACGTGGATCATACGAAAGCCTACTGGACCACGCAAACCGATCCGGTCCTCGGCACGGCGCGGTACGACCTTTTCCGTTGGTCCGCCATCGACAATACTTGGGTAGCCGCCGGTGTTGCAAAGCTCGGCGCGGCCTCCTACGAGACGCTGAACATCCGGAGCCAGTACGAGACCTTCGGCGGCTCCTCCGCCTGGACCGCCGGTCAGTGGGACACCATCAACTCGCAATTCATCGCGCAGCGCACGGCGCACTTCAAGGCGCACGCCGCCGAGGTGATGCATGTCGATGACGGCCTGTACCATGACTGCTTCGTCTTCTTTTTCGCCGGTACCGATAACCGCGCCAAGAACACCTACTACTACGTCGATCCCGTCACCCTCAAGGTTCGCTGGATGCAGGATGACCTCGATACGGTCCTCAAGACCAACAACGTTGGCCAGAACCGCAAGCCTTACTACGTGGAACTGCACGATACGAACTCCGCCGGGAACTACTACTGGCAGGGCGAGGACAGCGGCCTGTACAACCTCTTCGAGACGGCCTTCGAGACCGAGCGCACGACGATGATGCACAACATGCTCTCCGGTATGGCCACGCTCGGCGGAACGGCCTTCAACTACCTTACCTCCCGCGTACTCCAGGCGCAGCAGTATTTCCCGGAGATCGCCTACAACGAGGTCACGCGCCTCGTCTATATGCAGGCTCAGGTGGATAAGGAGGAAGGCCGGTACCAGCACAACACCGACCCGGTGACGCAGGCTTGCGGCTCGCAGTATTGGAGCGAGTACGACTGGCTGAAGGACCGCCTCATGTATATCAGTTCATGGTGCGAGTACGGCGAGTTCTCGTCCGGTACCGACTCCACGGGCGCGTTCTCGTTCCGTGGCACGACCGGCACGTTCTCCTTCGTCCTCACTCCAGGCAAATGGATGTATCCCCGCATCGGATCCGGATCCTCGAACATGGCTCCGTCCGCAAGCGGCCGTGTGCGCGTCCCGGCCGGGCAGCAGTTCAGTTACCAGCCGTTCATCGTGACGGGCGACTCTCCGGTCTTCATCAAGGGCATCGACTACCTGCTGGACATTGGAGACATGAACGTAGCGATGGATGCGGGCCAGGGCTTGACCGTCCCGGGCAAGATGCTCCAGCGGTTCAGGTTCAACCCGACGGGCGAGGATACCGTGCTTTCGGCCGCGAACGCCGTGACCGTTACAGCCCGCAACATTAAGGAGCTCACCATCCGTGGCCTTCTGACAGCCACTGGCCAGCTGGACATCTCTCAGTGCTCCCGCCTGGAGAGCATCGACGTGCGGGGCAGCGGGTTCACGGTCGTGAGCTTGCCCGCGTCCGAGGCGCTGGCGACCGTCCACTTCCCGGCCACGCTGACCCGCCTGACCATCGACGCGCAGCCCGGCTTGCAGACTATCGACTTCGAGGGCGTGAGCTACCTGGACGTGATCTACGTGGACCAGGCGAAGGCCGGAGCGTTCGACACCGGACTGCTCGCCCTGAACATCTACAACGCGAAGATCGCATCCGGCGGCACGCTCTCCTCGGCGCAGTTCTATAACGTGGACTGGACCGGCGTGCGGGCCGACATGCTCATGTACTACGCCAACTCCGACGCCTGCGAGATGACCGGTGCCATCGCCATGCTCGCAGCGGCCAGCGACCGCTACCTCCTGTTAACGGAATTGCAATCGCTCATCGACCGTTTTGGCGACATCCAGTCCCAGGGCAACACGCTTTATATCGACTATCCCAAACGCACCATCACGTCCTTCAACATCAGGGGAGTGAAATACATCAAGAGACTCGGGGAGTTCAGCGGATGGGCGCTGAACATCCTCCCGTCAATCGGTAACAACGTGGCTATCGCGAACGGCCGCGAGGACGTGATCTGGGAGTTCGTTGGAAGCAACGCCAGCCAGGCGGCTGCCTACGCGTCCTTCACGGATTCAGTCCGGGGCGTCCTGAACGTCGTCCAACTCTCCGACCCTACGCTTAATCTGAGGTTCACTATCCGTGTGACGATGAACCTCGTGGGCGGAAGTTCGCTCGTCTTCGAGAAGAAGGTCGGCTTCTACAACCGGATTCCGAAGCTGGGCGACTTCGCCTACTTCGACGGGACGTTCGATGATGAGTATGACGCCTCGAAGACACTGGTCGGCGCCGTTACTAAGGTGACGAAGGTCGATGACGACAAATACGACTGCGAGGTGTACGCCAAGGAGAATGCGACCACGGTCAGCAGCAACGGCGTCCTCAGCACCGAATCCCCGCAATGGGGCATCTATCCTGACAGCGGAGGATCGGACGGATTCCCGTCCACGGTAACGAATGAGATGAAGACGATGTGCGGCGTGAGTTCGGTCACAGATACACCGGTACCGAACACGACGACGACTGGTATATCCAACGCCGCAGGTACATCCACGAACTACAACTCCGTCAGAGAAAGTTTCCTGGATCCGAGCAAGGAAGATGGTTATGCTGACATCCTTACCACCGGCAGCGCTGCGCGGTTTGACGGAAAGAACGAGACTTCCCAGATTGTCGGCCTCGCGAAGACCGTCATCGAGCGGTACCTGATGGATAAGTACCCGCTCACCCCGGGCATAAGAATCCCGACCACCATGGAGGAACTGGGAGACGCGATGCTCGCCGTCCAGGCGGAGAATGCCAGCGCGAGCTCGCCTATCCGCTATCGTCAGATGCTCTTTCCGGCCGCGTTCAGCGCTTACCTCTATCAGCCCACCGTGGGAGACGGGGAAGAACTGCACGAGCAGTACAGGAAGACTAACTGGCACCTGCCCGCCGCCGGTACGCTGTGTCGGATCTATAATTTCTTCCTGAACAGCACAAACCGCGTGACGTACACCAATGGCGGGCGTGTTTCAGTGTCCTACGCTAACGAGAATCCGGAGAGCGAGGCCAAGACCCCGCTGTTCGCGAACCTGCTGAAGAGAATCAATGCCGTTACGATTTCGTCCCCGTTCATATTCCCTACAAACGGCAATTACTGGAGCAGTACTGAGTACGGCACGTCTAACGCGTGGTTAGTCTATTTCGGATCTGGCTCAGTAGGCAGCATCGGCAAGTATGACACTCACATCATGGTGCGGCCCGTGGCTGTATTTCGATTTATCCTTTAACCTTTGAAGATATGACCATGCACTATGACAAAATACCGCCATTCGTGACCGTGACAACCGTCGGCGGAAAATACCATACGACGATCAATTACAGCATTGAACCATCCGGTGATGGAATCGACGTCGCCTCCGTGACCGTCGTCACCGATGAACCGCTCTGCCAGGACCATTTCGGCCAGCTCGTGACTGCGCTCATCCGCGTCCACTATACGGCCGAAGACGAGTTCGCCATCGCCAGACAATGCGTATCCAAGGTATCCGACTACATAGCGTACAACTCCTATGTGGAAAAGTGCAAGGAGATTGCCTGCGGCGTCCTGGGCCGGGAATACACGCCGAACTATGAGCCAACGCTGGCGGAGGTGCTGACGCAGCTCAAGACCCTGCTCCAGCCGTCTGTCGAAGAGTTGGACGCCGAGACCGCCGTTACCATTCCCGCCTTGTTCAGGCCTTGGAGGCCGAACGAGGACGTGGCTGCCGGAATGAGGCGATACTTCCACGGAGATGGACTCTTGTACGAGTGCGTCATCGGCCACAAGACCCAGGATGATTGGCCTCCGAACGTTACGCCGAACCTCTGGAAGGTGATCAGTTTGGAAGAATGGCCGGAATGGGTCCAGCCTACCGGAGCCCATGATTCCTACATGAAGGACGCAAAGGTCGTCTGGAAAGGCGGGCACTGGATTTCCGAATACGACAACAATACCTGGGAGCCGGGCGTGTTCGGATGGAGGAGTGTATGACGCTGGAGGCGGGATGACCGGCCCTTGACACCATAGAGGAATACCCCCGAATCTGTCCTTTTTCCGGAAGGTCCGTGTCGCTACTTTTGTGGTAATGAACACAGACCTTCTGACGTATGAAACGGATAGACAGTAATACAAAGATGACCATCCAGCTTGTGATTGCGGTTGTCATCATCATCTCCGGGATTTTTTTGCTGTTCATGGGGTTCTATGCACCCCCGCACGGCGTGATTGACAATTCTGTACTCATTGCCTATGGCGAGAGCTTGACTTTTGCCGGCGCCCTTATTGGGATTGACTATGCTGCAAAAAGAATCACCCGCCGTGGGCTTGATGACCTGTATGAACGGATCCAGGAAAACAATAGGGAGGGGCAGGGAAATGAGGATTAGACTCTTTATGACCATGATGGCCGCTTTGGTGATCATGGGCTGTTCCCCGAGGATTATCGAAACTGTCCGGACCGAAACGGTCAAAGAAGTCCGGGATAGTCTCGTATGGCGTGATTCGGTCATTCGCGTCCCCATCCCCCTTGAATCGAATCAGGTGATTGCCAATGCCAACGATACCACTCATCTGGAAACATCGGTGGCTGAGTCCGATGCGTGGATAGATACCGATGGGTTTCTTCATCACACTCTTAATAACAAGCGAACCTTCATGCCGTTCACTATCAGTCTCCCGGAATGGTGGCGAATATCCAAGATTGAGAATACCGAAGAAACGGCCCATGTCATCACGCATGAGATCAAGGTAGAGAAACCTTTGTCCTGGTGGCAGAAGGTGAAAATTAGGGCATTTCCTTGGCTCATGTTGGTCGTACTCGGCTTCGGCTTGTGGACCTTCCGTAAACCTCTGATAAAACTGATACAGCCATGGTAGGGGAGGTAAATGTGTGTTTTGAACTCAATGTATAGAACTGAACTGGAACAGAACTGAATTAGTACTGTATTCAGAACTGATATAATGTGCTTGTTATCAGTCATTTTTCATCAGTCAGTTCTAAAGTTCTGTGATTATGCCCTTTTCCAGGAAGGGGGTGTCCCGGCATGATATCCACGCCCTTCAGTTTTTCGATTGCCAGAGCAGTTTTCGCAACGTAGATTCCCGTAATGGCCGGGCTGGAATGGTCCGCTTGCTGCTGGACGAAATTCAGCGCCACCCCC